GTCCATCCAATCTGGACACCTGACCTTGATGCACCCCTGACCTGTAAATCCCTTAGCATATCACCGGTAAGTGTGAGGTCTGGTTTGGTGGATGTAGATGATTGTCTTTTATATTTACCTGCTGCTTTATTCTTTTTATAATCAGCTGTATAAGATTTAAAAGAACCCTCCAATCCTTTGCCGGATTTAGTTCTCTTGCGTAATCTCTCAGAGACTTCTTCACCTAATTTTATCCACCATTGTTTGTTTGGTCTAATTTCCAACTGAAACACCTCTTGCAGTTACCGGGTTATAATTCTTCCTTGTCCCTATTTCTTTTCTTGCCTGTGAATCTTTGGTTTTCACTGTGCTTGTGACCATTGTCCATCTATGTCTGCAATTGAATCCACCACCATCAACAAATGCACCGCCATAACTTGATTCAACTTCTGACTGTGTGAGTTCTCCCGCTGCAATCATATCCAAACACACATCCCTTGTCCTGTCATCCAATGCACCCTGATAATAATATTTAGTATCTTCCGGCATTTCATCTGCCATTATCTTAGTCACATTCCGGGAATAACTATTCAGAGCAGTGTTTGCCAGTGTTGCTGCCTGGTCTTTGCGTAATACACCGCCCATTCCGTCCAGAATGCCCCTTGTTAGTTCGCTTTCTGATACATCTGCCAATACACCCCTGGCTAACTGTTGCCTGACTGTATTCGCCATATTCTGTGATTCACTCATAAAAAATGCTCTGTCTATTTCAATCAATGCCTGGAGTGATTCCTCAGTTACTGCACCAAATCCATTCAGGTTTTCTAATACATTGGCATAGGTCAGCATCAGGTTATCAATATCAGATTGTAATCCTAAATCATTCAGCAGGTAGCTCTCCATATCAATTGCCTCTAATACCTGGACAATCTGAATATTGGTGAGTCCCTGTTGTCTTAAATCAACTATCTGTTGGACCAGTTCTATCTGCACACGTTCAATTGCATCTGCAAAGATGTTGGCTGATGTATCTATACCACTTTGTAATATATCAGGCATTTATCGGTTTCTGTAATGCACCCAAGAGTCCACCGGTTTTAGGTGTAGGTGTGTTCATTTCTTTGTTTGCTGTTATAATTTCTTCTGCATCTTCCTTTTTGAGTTCTGCATCCTTGCTCATTAGATAATCAATGGGGGATGCCAGATTGTGTTGAAATAACCAATCCCATTTGGCTCTTTCATTCTCCGGATCAGGAAAGTCTATTTCTGTGAAGTTTATAAACATATCTTCAGGGAGATTAATATTGCCCTCAACCTCAGATATTGCTCTTTCAATACCATAGACTTGTTTCTCAAGTGTCCGGTATTTATCTACATCATCCTCTCTTGCTTCCAGGAGTTCAAGGTTGTTAAGTTTAATTGCTACACCTGATTGATTACCATTCACACCCCAATCAAATGAAAGGTGGTGATTGGTGGAGAGTAGTGTCAGTTGGTCTTTGATTGCTTCAATGCAAACCTGAATATTGGTAGATGGATTGACAGAATACATCCTGCCATCTTCCAATACTGTGAGTTTGTTTAATCCTATCTGGATATTATTAGCATCAACCCTGCCTTCTGCTGCCAAGATTCCATCACTCATTCTCAGCTTGAATGCCAGTTGTGTTAATTGCTGGTCAATCTGTTTATTGGCTTCTGCTATGTCAAACCCTTCACCGGTAGTCCAGAACTCATCTATGGGATCATTGTGCAGGAATACAAAAGGCATTACTCCATACGGATTAATCATATCCAGGTTATCTTCTGATGGTGCTATTCTCCTGCCTTGATAATCAAACAGGAAATGCTCATCATCTGACCAGTATGCAAATATCTCATTCTGAGATTGTGTGCGTGATCCTGTGGGGTGCTTTAGTGAATACACCACAGCCACAGGGTTTAAATAATCACCGTTGTCAAAGATAGGTTCAAATTCAAGCAATGGTTCATACTCGAGATTCATACCATTCCATTTCACCCTCACTGCCATAGTCCCTACAAGGTTATGAATCCTCTCCATCTGTTTGAGTTTAATATTCTTGGTTGGTATTAAATCCTGATACTTGTCATCTGCTTCTCTCACTGGTGCTTTCTTATACACCAGCGAGATTCTATCAATTAATCTCTTGGTGAGCTTGGTGGTATAAAGGTCAATCTCTTGATTAATGCTCCCTTTAAATTTGTCTTTAATAAATCTCTTTGTATTGTTGTAGGTGTAATAATCAATAGCAGTGTTCCGGTCTTTAAAGAATGAATCTATATTGTTTGATTTAAAATTCTTTAAGGCATCCTTAACTGCTTTCTCTGCTGATGAAAATACTATCATACTATAAATGTCCTTGTTTCGGGTTTATGTATGGGATGTCTGTATTCTAACCCATACGTTGCAGCATCAAAGGCGTGTGTCCTTTTAATGTCTGACTTATCCAATCCGCCATTCTTATCTCTCTGGCATAGTTCCAGGTCTTTAATTAGTTCAATACAGCTTGGTGAAACTGTCATTTTAACTTCATCCTTCGCATTGAGTAGCTTTGCATTCAAGGCATTAATCCTGTCCCTGTGAGATGGGTGAGCTTTACGTGCTATCACCTGGTAGCCATAGTCTCTTAATATATCGTGATCTGATACTGAAGATGTGGTGCTTCTGGCTTTACCTGCGGGATCGGGATATACTTCAACAATACCATTCCATTTATCTCTCATAGCTTTAGCCATCTCAGTAGTGTTAGAATTAGCAAGGCGTATCTCATCATAGTAATGCACCGTTCCATCAGTATATTCACAGACTGCAACTGCACTCATATAGTCCACATTGAAATCAATACCAACCCACTTAGTGCTGCTAAGGTCATCAGTGTCTTTTACATTCACATTCCTGTCGAAGTTATATGCAGCCCTGTTTCCAACAGTCTCAAAGGATGCTTCCATCTCCTGACGGAATACTCTCTCATCCATCCGGCTCTTTAATTTTTCAATCTCTTGTGTCTCTACATAACCTGAATCAATTGTTTTAAACTGCCAACTCATCCATTCAGGATCATTGGATTGTCCCTTATTGTAATACTCATATAATTGTTTGTATGAATCAGGTGTGCCAATAAACATTGCAGGTGCTTGTTTGTCTGCCATCATTGGCATAAGTATCTCCGGGATTACGTGTGGTTTCATATAGTCCACTTCATCAACCACAGCCCTGGTCAAACCCACACCTCTGAGGTTGTCTTCATTGTCGGCACCCTTAATGGATATTTCAGCACCATTGTTGAGTGTGATTGATAGATTGGATTCATTAACACTTCCATCCAACCGACCACGAAAAATCTGCCGGAGTAATGGGAATGCTATCATCTTCCCCTGTCGGTATGTAGGTGCAATATACCAGAGCTTCGATTCCTTCAATATGCTCCCAGCCAACAACCACATTAGTGCCAGGTGAGTTTTTCCCCATCTTCTCCCTGCCACCACAACCTTGAATCTTGCCGGATGATCTATTATTTTTCTTCTTAAACCATCTAATTGCCATTTCATTCTTCCCTCTGGAATATGATAATAGGTTCTTCATTAATATCCTTATGTCTATCAACTGCCTTGCCTTCCATCCTGTCAAAGAACATCTCAGCAGCTTTAAGTGAACCCCTCTCGGCCATATTTAATACTTTGTCTATAATCTTCTCTTTCCGGGTTCTGCTGTCAGTTCCCTTGATAGATGACAGTTCATTGAATACATCATACAGACTTCCACGTCTGCCATTGGGATTGGCATTTTCACCTGGTTTAAACCGGTTTCCAAGTTTGTTTCCTTTGGCAAATTGCCCATTAGACCGTTGATTTCCCGTTTGTTTTCCGTTAGTTTTGCTCATTTTTAATCAGTGCTAAATGAAATGAATTGTTAATTTCTGTGATTAGATTGCCTATTTTCGATGTTTCAATATCAAATACATCAAACTCCAACCGCCAGTTGCCTGTGGATTTGAGGTTCTTAATTCCAACGAGTTCGCATTGTATTGTTAGTGCTTCTGTCATATATAGTAATTAGGGGTTCTTGCACTCTGTTGTCTGCCAGGTATAATTACTTTGTGCAGGTTCTGACAAAAACCCCTAAAAAACACCAGGTTATTTAATTAAAAAAGATTAGGTGTGTTACTATATAGGTGAGGTTCGGGCTGTTTTATACCCTATTTTGAAATATTTATTATTTTCTCGACGGTCTTTTTTATTCGGACACTTATGGTTTTCTGGGAAACTCTGTTTTTATCTGCAATTTCCTGCTGCGTATAACCTGCCAACCAAAGAGTCATTATTGCCCTCTCTTTTGGGGTTAAATACCTGCGGATAAAAGACCATTCTAATTCCCAATCATCATCAGTAATGGATAATGCTTCCATTATTTTTACTTTAGGAATGAATACTGATTTGTCATTCCAGACACCTTGAGTATAACTGGCATCAGTTACATCTTCTGCATCCTGAAAGTCTGTGAGTATTACTCTGCGTTTCCAATCTATTGATTTTGCCATTTTGATTCCTTTCGTTTAATTGAAGGAATCTCAGGCAGGAGGGGGGAGTTGTGTTACCTAATTGGTTTTAGGTAAAAAAAGAGGAGAGATCATTGAGTCGTGATTTGTCTCTCCTCTTTTGCCGTAATTCAGACAGTCCCTTATCTGAATTGTTTACCTAATCTGCTTTAGGTGAATATTTTAAACACTCATATCAGCATTAAAAACAAGGTCTGAATAAATGATATTTTCAATTGATTTTTCACCTAAATTAAACCGGCTGGTGAGTATGTCTAATTTTTGTCTTTGATTAAATTTAGTGTAGTTTGATAATACAGTCCAGCATTCTTCAATCTTGGCATTCCTTACAGCAAGTTCAATGCCATCTATAATTTTGTTCTGGTGTTTGGCTGGTAAGATTCTCAGCATATATGATCCAGAAAGTCATTATAGTCTAATAGCACCATAGATTTCCCATTATCAAACCGGAAAACCACAGCATCGCACCCATCTGGAATATCTAAATATGTTGCACCCTTCTTTCTTCTCTTTGCCTGGATTCTCCAATCACCTACAAGCAAATCAACCTCTTTGTCCATCCCTAATGATCTTCCATCACTGGCATAGGCACGTTTAGATGTGATACCTTTGGCTTTGGCAAGGTTTACACATTCTCTTTCAAACCTGTTGCCCTTATCTTTGCTTGGGTGTGGCAATTTAAGGTGTCAGTTTTTTCATAATCTTTGCAAATTTTCCCTTTGGTTTTCTTTTGGTCGTTATCATAGCAACAAGTCCAATTCTAATAATATTTAATCCTTCTTTTGTAACCTTCCAATGCTTTTCACAACACTGAACAATCAGTCCATCTTCGATTGAACCCATTATTAATTCTGAATATTCTGATTCCAACCAAGATTGTATTATATCATTGGTAAATCCATATTTTAATATTTGTTTTTCCATTTCTTTTAATAAATATTTTTCAGATTCACTCATATCTTCAGCACACTCAGTAAGTTCTTTAAATGCTTTTTTGTTCATTTGCATTCTCCTCATTAAATTTCAGCACCATATCCTGCAATGTGCCATTGTTGATTTCATTCACTTTATACAAAGCATCACCATCCTGCAAGTCCAGTTTAGTTAATGGATTTGCCCGGTGGTAAATTCCTAAATTCCCCCAGGATAAAAACCTATCCAGTATATGAATCAGGATCATCTTTCTCCTTTTTGGTAACATATATGCTATTGTCTTTAAGTTGATTAATATTGCACAATATACACCATTCTTCATTTTCATCTAAGGTTGTAATCCAAGTATGATAATCACTGAATGGATTGGGAAAGTTTACTATCCAAGCGTATAGATGTTTAAGGTATTTTATTGTTTCTCCAATTCTTCTACTGCCTTTTCTAATGCAGACAGCCTTGTATTAAGATTTAATACAGCTCCATTGTTTCTCTTTGCAATACCTACCATATCGCCTTGAGTTGAATGGACTTCCCCTAACATTTCTGCTAACTGTTTAATAATATCACCCCATCCAGTGAACATTTCTTGTTCTTCAATCTCATCTATTTGTTCATTAGTTACTGTTTCCATACTTCTCCTTTTTTGTCTAATTCTGATGACCATTTCATCAATTTTAAATACAATGAATACAAATGTAACCTGCACGATATATCCCCAAGAGTAAAGAGTATTCTACTTAATGTTACTTTAGCTTTATACTTCATTATCTTCATTGTCACCATACCAATCATCCATACAATTCTGACACATTCTTTCATCTGTATCTCCATTGCTGGAATCATATTCGTTGCTACATATACTACAAGTCCACATTATTCTTTCTCCTTTATTTTTTGACCTGCTTTTAAATATGGCTTTAGTTCTGCTTTCTTCCATAGGATATTGACCATATTATATAAGTCTCTAAGGTCTCTCTCAATATCAATATGTCTTTGACCATCGTTGTTTCTTTCAATTTCTGCTATTCTATCTGCTAATATTTCTATTTGTGTTTTCTTCATTCTTTCTCCTTTAGATAATAATTAAACACTTTATCAAGTTGTGTTTCATCCTTCACCACCGAAGTCCACCACCCACCACCTTTTTGCTTTGTAAGTTTGCCTGTTTTCTTATTTTTATGCCATTCTGTTTCAATTACATCTACATAAAATGTTTTCGGTTTAAATGGCAATCTTATAAATTGCCTACTGCTAATACTACTGCCATCTTTTAGTTTTGCATTATTGCCTGTAAAGCAGTTACCATTTTGCCCTTTAAAGACAATTGCATCAATATAATATGGCTTACCACTTTTTCCAACTTTAAAAATGGAAGATAGTCTTCTGTTTTGATAAATTTCACTATTTCCCATATCAGAACAATCAACCCATTCATCATCATTTCCTATAATATCGCAAATTGGCTCTTGTAGGCATAATGTTTTCACTGCTTTTGAAATTGCCCCTGCTGTATATGGTGCAGAGGCTCCACTTTGACCACTGTTACCAAACTTTTTAACAAGAGATAATATTTCTGTCTTAAAAGGCATTATTATCGCATCTTCAACTTCTTTTTCAAGAATATTAAATTCTCTTTCTGCTTTATTTATTATATTCATTCTTTCTCCTTTTTATCCATAATAAGCCTCATAATCATAAAGATTAGGAGCATAGTGGGAATATTCAGGATTCACCATATAATCAATTTCCTCACCATTATATACATTCTTGCTTTTCCAAGTCCAATTACCTTCTTCAGTTTGTGTTGGCTTTGTTAATACTTCACATTCAATATTCATCCCAGTCATCATACCATACTCATAATGAATATCTCCAACCTTTATCTCCTCTACTATTACATTTCCTTTTGTTCTTGTCATTCTTTCTCCTTTATATGAAATGTAGCATTTAACCATGCCATTCTTGTTACCCTATATAAAAAAGCGTCCATATCTTCGTCTGCTTCAGGGCATAATGCTGACCCCTCAGTGTGCCACCATATTTCAAAGTCTTTCATTCTTTCCTTCTCTCTCTCATTAGCCCAA